TTATTCAATATCAGATAATTCCATTTCAATATCTTCAATTAAGCAATAACCATCACAATCAGCATCATCATAAAATACTGTTTCTTCTAACAAATCAAGCACATAACTTGAATTTTCTTGTTTTTTTAATAAATCTCTACAAGCTTTCAATAATATAATTTTTCTATCTTCCATTAATAATTACTCCTTTCTAAATACGTAATAATTTCATATTCCGACTCTCTTTTCCCTTTGTCCTTGCTCTCCTTTATTCCACAGCATTCTAGTAAATTCATGTATATATTGCATTTGCCTATATTTTCTATAGCAATAATCTTTTAAATCTGTCTTATTAAACTTTTCTTTTAATGCTAACTTTCCAGCATTAGATGCTATGTTTGCCCATCTATCACTTAATACCCATGCTTTTTTACTTATTTCAAAAGCACTAGGATAGTCCTCTGTACTTAGATTTAAAAATTTATTTGCTATATCATAATACTGATTTACATCTTCAGGAAACAGACTATCAAAGTCCGTTCCCCTTTTTTCTATTATCATAGCCATACCTATTTAACCATTTCAAAAACTTGCTTGTACTCTTCTGTAAAGTTTTCCAGCTGTTCTATGTTTTCAAAGAACATTGTTAGCCCTTTATTTTGTAACTCTACTCCTTTTCCACAAACTTTATATTGCCCGTTCTCTCCTTCCACTGTCATGCTCAATACTTTTAATTTACTTCCCATAGACTTGTCCTCCTTAACTTCTTTAACTTCTTTTATAATTTTTTCTGCTTTTTCTATTTCTTTTACTTCTGCTGCTAATTTACCATTAGGATTATATTTTTTATCCCATTCTTTTAACTTTTCTTTTTTATCCTTTGTTTCATTTTCACCCTCTATAATATCCATTATTTTATTTGCTGCTCTTTCTGTTTTTCTCTGTTCCTTCGCCTCTTGATAAGCATTTATTATCATCGCTTTACTCATATTAGGAAATTTAAATAGGGTTTCTTCTATAATTTCATTTTTCTTCTTTCCACCATCTAACATTGAATTTATTAAGTCTAATACACCTTTTTCAATTTTGTTCTTTGCCATTTGTATATTTCCACTCCTTTTTAATTCTTCATTTAACTTATAAGATTTTTCATCTTCCTCTTTCATAAAATCTGTCGCCATATTAAATATTTTTTCTATTTCACTATAGTTAAGTCCATACTCAACCAATGAAGCATTTATAACCCTTTGATAACTTACTAAAACTGCTGTTACCTTTTCATTAGTTACATAATTCATTGCTTTTACTTGTGTAGGTGTTAGGCTTTGTATGGATTTCATCATCTTATCAATTTCTCTTACTTGCCTTCTTTTATCTGTTCTATTCACTTTCTTCCACCTCTGGATATTCTAAATATTCACCACAATAAGGACACTTGGGCAATAAATAAGCGCGTACTTTATTGTTCAATCCTAATGTTTTATCCCCAACATATTCAACCTTCATTTTTAAACCTCCTAAGCACTCTTTATTATCTCCATCACATGTATTCTTCCTATAGCGGTATGCTTATTTCCAAATACTATATTTAAAATTTCATTTCCAATGCCATATTCATGTGTAATAGTTCCTTCTATAAGTTCTTTTCCATGCTGAGCCTGTACAAAATCTCCTGGCTTAACTTTCTTCTGTATAGATTGTAGATCTTCCACTATATCCTCTTCTATAACTTCATCCTCTAAATAGGTGGCTTGTACATTATTAAACTCTAATGACCACCCTAGGGTATTTATACTAATAACCTTATCCTGCAGCTCTAAAATAATATTGTCGTCACCTTTGCGCCTAATTTCCTTTAGTACCTTATGTTTAGATTTGATTTCTTTTAGTTTTTCCTCTTGAATCTCGTTAGGTTGTAAATCCTTTTGGTAAAGAAGTATCTTGTCCATAGGCAGTACTGGTAGTTTCTTTTCCTTAGTAAATTCTTCTTTACCTTGTACATTTACATATATAGTTTTAAATCCCTCAGCAGCAGTCAGCTCTATCCCAAGTCCTCCACCAAAATATTTTATTATCCTGGATAAATTATCATTTTCCATAACTTTATTTTTATCTAAGAATTTTTGTTGTTCTTCTGTTGGTTTTAAAGGGTCTACTGTTTTATCATTTTTACATATTGTAATTTTATTGATAAATTCTGTAACACAAGCAGTGCTTTCCATTGCTTTTTTAGGAGTTTCTTTAAACTCCATATCCCATATGGTTAATTGCCCTGGAGTAAGTTCCATAACCTCTCTTCCTTTCAAGGGGCATATAGCCCCGATCTATTTAGCTGCCTTCAGATTAAATTTTAATTGCTTGTCTGCTTTTTTAAGCATTTTAAAATCTTCATCTTCAAATCCTTCTAACAAGTTAGGTATTGGGGTTAAAGTAGTTTCCCATCCTAATCCTAAGTTTCCTATTACCTCTTTCCACCCTTTAACGTCTGGTTCTATTAGCTTGTCCCCATCTATCTGTTTTAAGCAGCTATATATGTGTGCTACTACTTGCTCTTTTGATATTCTAGACATCCAAAATTCTCTACTCTCTATAATAAATTTATATCCTGTAAGCTCTGTTACTTGTTTTGGCGCTTTCTTAATCCACATAACATCATCAGATTTACTCATTTCATCTCCTACATAATCTATGTCCTCAATAAATAGAATCTTTTCCACATTAACACGACTTAACTCTGGAACCTGCCCCATAAGATTCTGTTTAATTTTTAAGGCCATAGGTTGATATATATCATTTTTAATCCAATGCTTAATATCATACTTTCCATTACCTAGAGCTCTTATTTTTTGAATTTTCCCATCCCCTGTAGCTTCTGCATACTGTAAGTTATAACCTATGCATTCTATTTCCTGTACTTCTCCTGTACGCTCATTAAGTATTTTTATTTTTGGCATTTCTTATTCCCCTTTCTAATTTTCTTTAACTCATCATATTCTATCCATCCAGTTGAACTATACTTTAAGGATCTTGATAACCATGTAAGTTTTAAATCTGGATATTTATAATCAAACATTTTTCTTCTCATATTTCCTTGTTGGGTTTCAGTTCCTTTAACATCTATAAGCTCCTCTGAACCATCTAAATGATATATTAAAAAATCTGGTGCATATGTTATTGCTCTGTGTGTCTTTCCGTACTTTTTAAAACTTGGTTGCAGTTCATACTTAGGCTGTAGCTCAAAATTTAAAATCTTTTCTTGGGATTTAAGTTTTTTAAGATACTCATAATACTTACCTTCATCTTTTGAATCAAACTTATATCCATCTATAGTTATTTTTTTAGCTCCATATTTGCTTCTCTTCATCTCTGTCCCTCCAATCTAATATGCCTTTTGCAGCTCTTCTTTCTGCATCTATTCATGCTTTCAATTACTGTTGCCTTATACTCCTGTTCTCTTCTACGTCTTCTTTTTACTTGTGCTTTTAATATGTTCTTTACAAACTCATCTTTACTTATTTCCATAAAAAACACCTCGTATTACTGTTTTAGTATTGTAATACACTATAGGTATAAACATCTCCATAGTTAGCCTATACCTATAGTATTTAGTTAACTTAAGATATATTGATTTTATTATCTAATTTCTTTTCCATCCTTATTTATGGTTATTTTAAATCCACATTTACAAGTTCTTGTATAAGTATCATCTTCGATTATTATTCCACCCTCGCCATTACCAATCTTATTATTTCCACATTTAGGGCACTTCTCATATTTTTTCATTATGGGTAACACTGCTCTTACATTCATAATTAACACCTTCTTTTAAATATTTATTTAGTTAATAACCTTCTTGTTGTCTTTTAATGTTTGTCTCATATTTTTTCAAATAAGACTGATCCATTTCTTCTAATGTTATCCCCAAGCTCAACCCCAATCCTATTATTGATAACAATATTGAATATCCTTGTACTACAAATTTATATACTAATAAAAATGCTTCATTAATTTCTTTATTATCTCTTTTTATACTATGCATAGATTTTGTATTATCTAATATATCATCTGATGTCTGATTTAACTGATTTTCTAAACTAAGAGCCAAATGTAAGCAGTCTGCAAATTCCTCTAATACCTTTTCTCTATTTATTTTCTTATGTTGTTTCCAATGCTTGAAACTCTGTACTTCATTTGCTAGCTCTCCAAGTTCAACTAATAAAGCTAATTTCATGCTTTCATATGGATACTTTTTTATTTCTGCTCTTTCTAAGATTATTTCATCAAGTTCTTCCTGTTTCTTTAAAAGTTCCCTTAGATTCACTATTTCCCCAACTCCTTTAAACAAATTTTACAAATGTTCTTACCTTTAAAATTTATAACTTCTTTAGCTTCTCCGCAGAATATGCAGCATGGCTCATACTTCTTTAGGATTATTTGCTCTCCTTCTGTATAAATTTCTAGTCCATCACCTTCCTCTATATTTAAAGTTCTTCTTAATTCTTTAGGTATTACTATCCTTCCTAACTCGTCTACTTTTCTTACTATTCCAATATTTTTCATAATTACATCTCTCCCTTATTTATAACTTGTACATTTTTATCAATCTTGTGTACTAACTCCATCCCAATAATTTTTTCTCTAAGTCATTTAATTGTTCTTTAGAATAATTTCTTTGCTCACAATCATTAAACTTGTCTTCTTTTTTATGAATAACTGTTTTAATATTTTCATCTTTCTTCTGTCTTTTAAATTGCTGTTGCTCTGCTCTAACTGCTTCAACTGTTTTTATATTTTTTTCTAGCCAACTTCTTAATATGCTTTTAACATATTTTATATTTCTTGCTCCATTTTCTATAGCTTTTTCCAATGCTAATTGAATTACTCCTGGATCTAGTCCATCTTCTTCAAATGAATTCAATATTTCAGCTTCATAACTACTAATTAAATGAAAATTATTATTAAAAAACTCAATATAGTTTGGTGTTGTACTACTACTATTATTTACATTATTATCATTATTAACATTATTATCATTATTGTTAGTGTTCTTCTGTTGTCCCTCTGTTGTTCTTCTGTTGTCCCTCTGTTGTATCTTCTGTTGTTCTTCTGTTGTCCCCAAACCTTGATATAAGTCCCAATTTACAAGGGTTAAGCTTGTACCTTTTGGCGACCTTTTTAGTTCTATCATTTGTTCCTTAACTAGCACCTCTAAAAATGTTCTTACCTTCTTTCTACTCCATCCCCATCTATCTGCTAATAACTGATCTGATGTTAAAAAACTGCCTCTCTTAACAGTAACTAATTCACCTTTAGAAAATGTTTTTTTATCTTTGTGGTTGGCTTGAAGAAGAATGTCAATCCATGCTTGTCCTCTAGCAAAAGGTTTATCTTCCCACAACCAACCATCTTCCATTGCTCTATATAAACTAATCCAACCTTTTTCTTTACCTTCTGCCATAGTATCTCTCCTATAGTTTCTTATTTAACTCTTCCTTGAATTTCTTAGCTATATGCTCTGGTAATACTACTTGCACCTTTGTTTCTGTATCTTTATCATAAAAACTTAAATTTAAATCATCATATACCAGAATGTCATAATCTATGCTGCTAATTACCATTTCAGCTCTCATGTTATACCTCCATTTCTAATTCCAAGCCTTTATCTGCAATGTAAGTAGGTTTACCTGTCAACCTTTCTATTTCTTTATGAAACTGCGTTGCATTACTATTTCCATCTGATAAATGTATAAGTAGTATTTCTTTAGTTTCTTTTAAATCTGTAGCCTTTAAAAACTCCTTTACATTTTCTAATTCAAAGTGGGATTTGATTATTCTATTTTTTAAGGCCTTAGGTAACTCTCTTTCTCTAAGAATCTCATTACTGTAATTACATTCCACAAGAAGATGATTCACACTATTAAAGCTATACTGGCAATAGTAACTATCTGTAATGAATAAGAGTGTTCCTATGTCTTTGTGATAAATAAAAAACCCTAGAGGCTCATTGGCATCATGTTGAACTTTAAATGGCAATACTATAAACTTACCTATTTCAAAAACTTTTTCACTTTCAATAATATTTGTTCTATGTCCTTTTACCTCTATGGCTTCAAAGGTTCCTTTACTACTATAAACATCTATTCCATTTCTAATTAAATCCTGTACTGCCTTGCTGTGGTCTTTATGTTCATGACTTACTAAACACCCTACTACATTGCCTAAGTTGAAATTTAAGCCTTTTAGGATTGTTTTATAAGATAATCCACATTCTATTATTAAAGTTTCATTTTCTCCTTGAAGTAGATAGCAGTTTCCTGCTGATCCACTCCCTAATACTTTAAGTTTCATTTTAGAATCCTGGCCCTTCTAAAGTCATTTGGTTGGGAGATTCTTCTACTTGTTTAACTTCAACCTTTTCTGCTTCAACTATTTCTATTTCTTTCATAGGTTCCTCTGTTTGTGGATTCAAACTCAAAGGTTTAGAATTTGCTTTTTCTTTTATCTCTTCCTTAACTTCATATTCAACATTATTTACTAAATCTTTTTCATCATAAGTTTTATCAGTATTATTAAAGGCTTCAATTAATAAATCACTATCGTCACTAGTATTAGCAAACATTTTGCAAGCTCTATTTATTACGGTTTTCTTTGCCATTTCATCCGTAAAATTCTTATGAGCTCCACTTCCACCTTTTGCATACCCTTGATTCCATGCATTTCTTATTTGATTTATATTCATAACTTCTGTATGGATTGGTCCATTGTCTCCCAGTACTACTGCAAAAGCTCCTTTGATTTTACTTATATCAATATTTTCAAATTCAGGGTTAAATTTAGTTATTTTAAGGGTTGCAGTATCAACATCATATTTTTGTTCAAATTCATCACCTTCATAAATGCAATATGCTTTTATATCTTTTATACCTTTAAGTCTTTTAGTAACTGCTACAGTTCCCATATAACTTCTCATTAACTGCAATTGATTTCCATAAACCACAAAGTAACATTGTTTTTTAGCTGGTGTTAATCCTTGTAAGCACATATCATACAAAGAACCAATTATTGAATTTTTAGTACACACTTCTAAAGCAGGCTTTTTACTTTTATCCTGTACATCTTGAAGCATTAGCCAAGCACTGTTAACCGCATTAGCTACTGAATAATTTTTAGGAAAAACTATTTCATTATTTTTTTTCAATTCTGATATTTTAGCTGCTACTTGATTTAAAGCTTCTTCCTTTGCTAATGTTATAGCTGTTGTATTTTTATCTGCCATATTACATTACCTCCACTCTTAAATTTTTATAAATTCAGCTATTTATTTTTCTCTAACTGTTTTGCAATTTTTTTAGCTTCTTCTAAAATGTCTATTTGGTTTTCTATTCTTAAATCTTTATCTTCTGATACGATTAAATTGATTATCTGGCTATTAGTTTCTATTAAGCTATTTATACTCTCACGGTTATCTATGAATATAGGGGCTTGTACACCATAATGTTCTGAGAGTGCATTTATAATATCTAGCCCTGCATTAATCTGTGAAGCTGTATTTGCATTACTAAAAGGTACTCCATTTATCAATGCTTCACATGTTTCATTTAGTCCACCATTTACTTGAGTATCGAATAATTTAAAGCTTACATATTTAAATTTAGAATTAATTGAAGATTCCAATAATTCAACTTTTGTTTTTATAAACTCTTCACATAGATATTCCTGTCCCTCTAGTATTGCTATCTGTTGTGCTATTTTCTTTTCCTGCTCTTGAAGTTCTTGTATTCTATTTTTAAGCTTTTCATTTTGTTCTTTATATGATAAGTCTTTGTTAACTTCTTCAAGTTCAATTTCTAATTTGGACTTTCTTTCCTTAAGTTCTTGGCTTTGACTATTAGCTGTAGTTGGTTGTTGTAACTTGGCTTCTAGCTCTGATATCTTAGCTTTTAAATCTTCATATTCTTTATTACTCATCAATGAATCTTTAGGCATATAATTTTTAATTTGTTCTTGTAGTTCTATCTCTGCTGCTTTTAACTTTTCTAAATCTCTACTTGAAGCTTCTAAATTATCTATAGTCTTATCTAAAGTTTCTTTATATTTTTCTAATAAATTCTTATAACTTTTTCCCTTATCTTGAATATCTTTTAATATCTTGGCTTTATTAGAATTAAAGTTTTCCTCTAATTGATGCTTTTTATTTTCTATATCTTCTGTATCGAGAGGTCTTTTACATGTAGGGCAAATACAATTACTTTCATCAAACTCAAAAACTCTTTTATTTTCTTCAAACCACTTCTCTCTAGTTTCATCACGAAGTGATGTATAATGATTCATGTTGTTTTCAATGTCTTGTTTTTCCCTTTCAAAAGAATTTAAAGTATATTCTATTTGCTTTATGTCCATTCTTAAATTATTAAGTTTATTTTCAAATTTTCTTTTAGGCTTATCAGCTTCCATGCTTGCCTTATATTCCATATCTCTTAATTTAGATTTTAAAGAATATAATTTATCCTTTTCTTTTAAAACTTCCTCATTAACTTTAGAACTATCTAATAATTGTTCTTCTAAACTTTTTATTCCAGATACTATTCCTCTTTTTCTAAACTCTAAAGCTTCAAGATCAACTTCTTTTATAGAGTTATTACATTCATCTACTCTATAAGGAATGGACTTAATTTCTTCATTCAGCTTTCTTTTACGTGCTTGTACACTCTTTTTAAGTGTATCTATGTCTTTATCTCCTAAAAGCTCTAACAATGGCTTTAAATCATCTTTATAATTAACAATTTTCTCTGTGGTAATATCTCCAATAATGTCTAGTAAGACCGTTCTTCTATCTTGCCATTTCATGTTAATACTAAAATATAAAGGATTAGTTATAAGTTTAAATAGATTTTCATCTATAATACTGTTTATTGTCTCCTGGTACTCTTTCTTTTTTACTGGCACTTCATCTATTGAATAAATAGTTTCATGTCCGGTAAGCTGCTTTTCTGCTTCACCACGCCTCTTAGTCCATTTTTCTTTATATATTTTTGAAAGTGTTATGCTCTTACCATCTACATTTAAAACCCCTGTTACTTCATGTTCTAGGCCATGTATTACATTATTGTTACTATCTAGAGTTTTAATTTCAAAGCTTGTCCTGTCCTTACTATCTTTATCAAACAACAACCATGTAAAAGCATCATTTATAGTTGTTTTACCTGTTGCATTTTCTCCGAATATATTAGTTATATTTGAAAAATCTATAGTTAAGTCTTTTATACCTTTAAAGTTTTTAAGCTTTAAAGAATTTAAAATTATTTGTTTAGCCATTTATATTTCCCCCTTTTTTAATAATTTAGCTTTTAAATCTTCATTTTCTGCTTTAAGTAACTCCATTTTTTCAAGTTGATTTTTCTCAACATCACACATATACTGGCAACTTTCCTCAAGATCTTTGACTGTTTTATTTAGGCTTTTATTTTCCATTACTATCTCATAAAATATGTTCAAAACTTCATTTCCTTTATTTCCTTCCGGAATATCTTGTATATAATCTAAAATATTAGTTAAATCATTAATAACGCATTTCTGTGATACTATGCTTCCGCCAAACTCGGAATATCTATTTATAGTTGTTGTTAATAGTGCTATTACAACCTGTTTCATCTTTACAAATCCTCCAATCTCATTTAAAATTTAAGTAACATATCTTAATTAATTATTGGGCTCCTGGCAGGGAGCTATTTTTTTATTAAAAGTGTTTACTAAATTACATACTGTGCTTTGAGTTAAGCAAAATATTTCTGCTATTTCTTTAAATTTAAGTCCTTGTTGCCTTAGTTTAATCATGTCTTCTATATCTTCTTTAAGTCTTTTATTCCTAGCAAGCTTACCATTGTTGTATAATTCTATAGCCTGTTCCATAGTACAATGCCTTTTATAAAAGATTGCTATTGCTAATGTGCACCAATTTTCATTCATCTTTTACACCTCTTTTCTATGCACATCCTTTAAAAACACTTGAATTTTTTACCGCACTATCTAATACATAATTTAAGCTTGTATACTTTTTAAAGCTAAGCCTATTGAATTTAATATTATCTGTTGTTATTTCGCATATAATTGCGAACTCTGCTTTTGTTAGATTGATTCCCCTTTCTTTTAGTAATTTTTTTAACATTTGTATACCTCCTTTTTACTACTTGTCCCCTTTTGTGGTAAAATTTTGTTGAAGGGGGTGTTATTATGCAAAGAACTCCAGTTGATTCAAGTAACTTGTCTTCCGTTGGATATGGAAATTCCACATTAGAAATTGAATTTCACTCTGGCAAAGTGTATAGGTACCTACATGTACCTGAAATTGTTTATTCTGCTTTAATGTCTTCACCATCAAAGGGTAGCTATTTTTATACTTATATTAAAGACAAATATCCATTCCAACCATTAAATTAATCTATAATTTTTAAAATTGTCGCTGGACCTAAATCTACTATAGTACCGTTATTCTCCATTGAAATACTGTATTTTTCGTAAGGTTCAGGTCTTAACCTTGTTACACAATCTTTATGTTTTACTAACTCGTCAACTAGATCCTTTATAGAAACTTCACTTAAATCTAATTTTTTTAGTTGCTCTTGAGCTGATACCTCAGGAGCTTCTTTAACTATCTCAACATTATTGAATATCCAATTCAAAGCGAATTTTCTTAAATCATCATGATTTACAATGACTTTACCTTCTGGTAATTCAACTTCTTCGAAAAATTCATAATTCTCTCCATCGAGGACTTCAATAGTTAAGTTAAATATTTCTTGATCGTATAAGAACCTAAAAATATCTATATCCACATAAAGCATTGTTCCTGTAGAAACATTTAAATTTAAATCTGTTGTTTTTATTTTTTTACTCATCTTTAATCCTCCTAAGCTTTTATGCCATGTTTTATTGCCATTTGACTTACTATACTTATATAAATTTCTTTAAGCCTTACATCATTAGCTATAACATCAAGATTATTTAATTTATCAATTTGACTTTGAGCCATTCCATTAAGTGCTGCTCTACCTTGTAAGTTTTTAAGACGTATACTTAATTTACATTTAGCTCTTTCTTCTAACGCTCTATAAATTTCATCCTTAGGTGTTTTGTAGTCTTGTAACTTATAACAAATTTTGCTTATCAATTTGTTGGTTTCTTTTCTCCATTCTTCTTTTGGATTTATTGTTATTACATCCCTTATAGCTTGTACCTCTTCTTTAGTTTCCTGCACTGCTACATTTAATTTCTTTTGTTCTAGTTCTGTAGTTGCTAATGCCTTAAATAAATTATTAAACATTTGTAGCTCTGGACTAAGTTTATTTACTTCTACTTTATTTTCTTTAACTCTAAAGTAAGTTTCCTCTAAGTTGTCGAATTGCTCCCATGCTTTATCGGTATCTAATATTTTGCAATGTCGGTTTGCTCCTCGTTCTGTCCACAACATTAACTCGCTAGCATATTTAAGGTTACTATCTTTAAGATAGTTGGCTTTAAATTCTTTTAACTCTTCACCTGTTAATCTAAAATAATGTTTTTCTTTTTGAAACTTATCTTTGTTCCTAATAAATCCTTGTTGTATTCTTATAGGATCAACTTCATAAACTTCTGACAATTGATCTGTTGTTAAAACTTTTTGACCTTCAACTTCTACTGGTTGTATTTCTGCTATCACAGTTTGTCCGTTTTTTATGTTTAAAACTACTTTCCCCATGCTTTTACCTCCTTTAAATAAGTTCTATCTTATAAATTACACACATAGAATATAATGAAAAGTGTTTACTTTCTTGCAAAAAGTTATATTTTTATAAGGCTATTCAACCTTATTTATCTCTTGCGGTGAATCTTTAAATGGCATAGTGAAAATTCCTATGTCTAATACTGTTTTTGCCATTTCTTTTTTCAATTGCCCCATAGTATAAATTCCATAACGTTCATTAAGAATTTTCCAAATTCTTTTCATTTCTTCACTCATTTGTTCTCACTTACTTTCTCTTTTAGCTGTTCTAATAATTCATTAAACTTTTTTTCTTTTTCAGACATTGCCTTCACCACCTTTTACTATTAGTTCAATTTCTTTAACATCTTTACAATAAACTTTACTTAACTTTTCAATTTTGAGTTTGTCCATTTTGTACTTACCCTTTTCTAAATTATTTAATTGGGCCCTGCTAATATCAAGTAGTTCTGCCACTTTATAAGCTTTTAAACCACTCTCTATTCTTAGGTCTTTAAGTGTCATGTGTCGTGCACCTCCTTGACACAATAGTACAATAACTTTGCTAAAATGTTAAGTGTTAAAAATGGTTAAAATTGGGTAATCATTTAAAATAGATCCACGTTTCTACATTTTACTACATATAACATTTACTTGCTAACTTTTCAAATTAGAGAATTATCATTTTGATACTTTACTTTTTTGTAAAGTCTGATATAATAAATTATGGAACATGGAAGGAATGGTGATAATTTTGTTTAATGAAAGACTTAAGAAATACAGAGAAAGTAAAAAATTACTTAAAAAAGAGTTTGCAGAAAAACTTGAAGTTAGTGAGAGCTATTACAATATGATTGAGAATGGTAAAAGAACTCCTAGCAAATCATTCATTGAAAAATTGGTCTGTGAAAGTAATATGCCAGAGGAATACTGGATATACGGAATCGAAAAAAACGAATATATAAATGTTAGAGAAGATTTGAAATGTGTTAGAAAGGCAATTGAACAAATATTAGATTTAGGATTAATAAAAGATATTGATAAGCTATTTAATGGGAACTATCCAGAAGGGACTCTTGAGGAACTCTTAATAGCTGCTTTAAAAGCTGATGTAGAATATTTGCTAAAGAAAAGGAATAGAAAATAATCATATAATAAAAAAGGAGGTAATTACTGTGATTGCAATAAAAAATAAACATATAATTAAGTGTTCAAATGGAAAAGAAGTTATATATTTCTGTAAAGATCACTGTACTACTAATGATTTCATAGAAAAAATTAAAGATTCTTCTTATAACAAACTAATCATACAAAATATAAAATATGCCTATGGAACATTGTGTCTATCTCATAAAGGATTAACACTAAAAATATTTAATTATAACAAAGAAAAGTCTGAACCTATTACATATATACAAGAAAAAATTAGTAGCTAACAATAATTAATACAATACTAAGGAGGTAAAACTAATGTCAAACAAAGTTGCTATCTATGTTAGGGTATCAACCCACCATCAGATAGATAAGGATTCTTTACCACTTCAGAGACAAGATCTTCTTAACTATACTAAATATATGTTAAATATAGATGAATATGAGATATTTGAAGATGCAGGATATTCTGCTAAAAATACAGATAGGCCTAATTTTCAGAATATGATGTCTAAAATTAGGAAAAATGAATTTTCTCATCTTTTAGTTTGGAAAATAGATCGAATAAGCAGAAATCTAATAGATTTTTGCGATATGTATGAAGAGCTAAAAAAATATAATTGTACGTTTGTATCTAAAAATGAGCAATTCGATACATCTTCTGCCATGGGTGAAGCTATGCTGAAAATTATATTAGTTTTCGCAGAACTCGAGCGAAAACTAACTGGAGAGCGTGTTACTGCAGTAATGCTAGATAGAGCAAGTAAAGGTCTTTGGAATGGTGCACCAATTCCATTGGGCTATGTATGGGATAAAATAAAAAAATTCCCCATTATAGATGAATCTGAAAAAAATACTATTGAATTGATTTATAATACATATTTAAAGTCTAGATCTACTACAGTCGTAAGAGGATTATTGAATGCGAATAGCATAAAAACAAAACGTGGTGGTAGTTGGACCACCAAAACGGTAAGTGATATAATCAGAAACCCTTTTTATAAAGGTACATATAGATATAATTATAAGGAGCCAGGGCGTGGAAAAATTAAAAATGAAAATGAGTGGATTGTTCTAGATGATAATCATCCCGGTATTATTGGGAAAGAATTATGGGAAAAATGTAACGAAATTATGAATGTTAATGCCCAAAGGAATAATGCGTCAGGATTTAGAGCTAATGGTAAGGTGCATGTATTCGCAAGCTTATTAGAGTGTGGGGAATGTCATAATAATTTGTATTCTAAACAAGATAAGCCTAATATGGACGGGTTTGTCCCCTCTATTTATGTTTGCTCTGGAAGGTATAATCACTTAGGTTGTAGCCAGAAAACCATTAGTGATAATTATATAGGAACATTTATATTTAGCTTCATATCTAATATTTTAACAATACAAAATAAAATAAAAAAGTTAGATTCTAAATCATTAGAAAAGACCTTACTTACTGGAAAAGTATTTAAAGATATTGTTGGAATTGAAAATATAGAATATATGCAAAGTAAATATTATGCTAAAAATGAATTAAGAAATAAGGAAATAGTAAGTGAAGATAATTCGTTTAATTTAGAGATTATTCGAAAAGAGAAAGCTAAATTCCAAAGGGCCTTGGAAAGATTAGAGGATCTATACCTGTTTGATGATGATGCTATGTCTGAAAAGGATTATATAATTAAAAAGAATAAAATAACAGGAAAACTTAGCGAAATTAATAATAAACTTAAAGAATTAAATAATTTCACTGATAAATCAGAATTAAATTTATTAAGTGAAATTTCTAATTTTATGCTTTCGAAAGAATTATTAAATACACAGTATATAAATTATAAGAAATTAGTATTAACAGTTGGAAGAGAACGATTAAAAGACTTTGTAAAAACAATAATTGATAAAATAATAATAAAAGATAAAAAAATTTTAAATGTAAAATTTAAGAATGGATTAGTTATAAAATTTGTATATAAGTATTAA